TACGTTATAGTGAGCCTATAGCTAAATATGTCCGTCAGGCCGTACAGGATGGCGTACAGATTAAGGATATACTGGCTACTATCAACAAACGCTTTCAAGATGCACCTAGAAACAACGCTATGCTCTACAAATTCTATGGTGGAGACATAGCTGAGGCTAGAGCTGACATTACTCAGCGTGTTGGTAACGTGGTTATACAGCAAGCCGTGGATGGGCACTTTCCATCTCAGGAATTATTCCTCCGTTCTAAAGCAGGTTGGAGTCCAAAAGAAACCCAACAGCTTGGTGAAGTCGATGGCGACCCCGACGAGGACGAAAGCGCAATTAACTCTTTAATGAATCTCCTAGGACATGGTTCGGAATTACAAGAAGAAGACAGCAATTCAGGTTCCTGAAGTAAGGGCAGACACCCTAAGGTCTCTCTCACCTGAGAAGCTAAAGAAAGTCTTATCTGATCTTGGACCTAAGCAAGCCGAAGAGCTGAAGTACACATGGCCGTTTTGGGCTAGGGATGATCAGCTAGAGCCAGAAGGAGACTGGGACTACTGGGTCTTCAATGCAGGACGAGGAGCAGGTAAGACCCGATCAGGAGCTGAGTGGGTAAGACACAAGATAAAGCAAGGCTTTAAACGTATTGCTTGTGTAGCTCCTACTAAAGGTGATATCCGAAGGGTTATGGTAGAAGGGGAGTCCGGTCTCCTTAATGTATGTTGGGAACACGACAAGACCTACCGTGGCGCAAAGATGGGCTACCCAGTATGGAGTCCCACGAATAACACAATCTCATGGGATAACGGCTCGAAAGCAGAGTTTTTCTCAGCCGAAGACCCCGAACGTTTACGTGGACCTCAGTTCCACGCAGCATGGGCAGACGAAGTTGCAGCATGGCGTAACCAACAGGACGTTTGGGACATGCTACAGTTTACTCTTCGTCTTGGTAAACATCCTCAAGTGATGGTGACCACTACCCCTAAGCCGACTAAGCTTATGCGGCATTTATTAAAGAGTGATCGAAGTCATATTACACACGGATCAACTTTTGATAATGCAGCAAACTTAGCTAACCCATTCTTAGAGGGTATAAAGAAGGAGTATGAAGGTACTCGACTAGGGCAACAGGAACTCTATGCAGAGATGCTAGAAGAAGCTGATGGCGCCCTATGGAATACCGAGATACTAGACGCTTGTGAGATAGAACAAAAAGACATACCAGATCTAAACAGGATTGTAGTTGCCTTAGACCCTGCGATAACTGCAAACGCTGAATCAGATATGACTGGTATAATAGTAGCAGGTATAGACGTAAACGGAATAGGATATGTCCTTGAAGATGCCACCAATAGGTACAGCCCTGCAGAATGGGCTGCAAAAGCTATATCACTGTATAATTCATATAGTGCTGATCGTATTGTTGCAGAACGCAATCAAGGCGGTGAGATGGTGCGTAGAACTCTTGAAGCAGAAGATGAAGCAGTTCCTATTAGGCTTGTACACGCTTCTAGAGGAAAAATGGCTAGGGCTGAACCTATATCTGCACTCTATGAGAGAGGCAAAGTTAAACATGCTAAAGGGTTGGACGAACTGGAAACGCAAATGAGAACTTGGGAGCCATTAGGCTCTATGGGTTCCCCAGATCGACTAGACGCTTGTGTTTGGGCCTTAACTGACCTTATGTTGAATGGCGTTACGAACCCCACACTTCGCCTTTCCTATTCAAATGCTAAAGGTCTTAGCCAGATACACTTAGGATAAACGATGAAGAATTTAAGTGAAGGACTAGGCAAGATTGAACTTGGACAGGCAGGTACGCACACTCGCCAAGGAACAATCCGTGCTGATGAGTTTTTACAAGACCTAAAGGGTAAAAGAGCTATTCGTAAGTTTCGTGAGATGCGAGACAACGATAGCACGATTGGCGCAATCATGTACGCCACAGAACAGGTTCTTAGAGATGTTGATTTCTACGTTGAACCTGCAAACGACACAGATGAAGCACAGCGTGAAGCTGACTTCGTAAAATCTGTACTAGAAGACATGGAACATTCTGTTGATGATCACATCTCAGAGGCTCTATCGCACTTGACATTTGGTTTCTCATTATTTGAGGTTGTATATAAAAGACGCCTTGGACCAGATAACAGAAGTGCGAAGAAATATAGTAAGCACTCTGATGGAAGAATTGGTGTCCGTAAGTTAGCGTCTAGGGCGCAATGGACAATAGAACGGTTCGAGGTGGATAAGACAACAGGAGATGTCTTAGGTGTCCACCAAGAACAAAACTACGGAATTAAAACTCTTTTCATACCGTCTACAAAAATACTACACTACAAGACAACAAACACGAACAACGACCCATCTGGACGTTCTATCCTGCGTAATGCATACTCTGCTTACCAATATCTTAAAAACCTCCAGAACATCGAAGCGATAGCAGTTGAACGTGAGTTACATGGTGTACCGATTGGTAGAATTGCTGCAGAATACCTAAGTCCTGACGCAACAGCAGATCAAGCCTCTGTTAGATCACAAATGGAGAAGATTCTGCGTGATCTTAAGTTTAATGAGCAAGGTTACGCCTTGTTGCCGTCAGATGTCTATCGTGATGCCGAAGGTAAGCCTACAAATCAGCGTATTGTTGACGTTGAGCTTATTGCTTCTAACGGATCTCGAAATATTGACATAAATCCAATCATAAATCGTTATCAACACGATATTGCACGTAGTGTTATGGCTGAATTTCTTATGTTGGGGGCAGGGGCCAACGGTTCTTACGCTCTTAGCAAGTCAAAGACAGATTTATTCCTCCGATCTATGGAGTCTTACATAAACTCTATCTTTGATGTGCTAAATAAGCAGCTTGTTGAGCGTTTATGGCAAATGAACGGCCTAAACTTCGATCTAATGCCTAAAATTTGTGCAGGAGACGTTGCTCCACACGATTTACGTGAACTTGGTAGCTATTTACGCAACCTAAACGGTGCAAACATAGATTTGAGCGACCAAGAAGACATAGTTAATGCTCTGTTGGCTAATGCAGAGCTTCCACCAAGGAAAGTAGCTGAAAATGGCTAGTTTAGCAGATAGAGTGTTTGATAATGGCCTTACAGTACTAGATACTGAGGCAAACCGCATAGATATTACGTCACAAGAGTCTACAACCTACGCTGAAGCGACTAGCACCCATACTTTAGGTAATTCTACGTCACTTTCCATTGCTAGCCCCACTGATCGTAGCGGTGGAGGAAGGGAAGTTGTTGTTGCTGCTATCTCAGACGGCTCTGTAAGCGGCACAGGCACTGCAACGCATTATGCAATAGTTGACACCTCAAACTCTCGTTTGCTTGCCACAGGCTCTCTCAGCGCCTCTCAGAGCGTAACATCGGGTAATACATTCTCTCTAGCTTCATTCACAATCGGTATTCCTGACCCTGCATAGGTGACTAATGGTCAAACTCGTTAACAGGGCCAAGATGTCCACTAGCACAACTGGGACAGGTACTATAACTCTAGGTTCTGCTGAGACAGGATACCAGAGTTTTGCTGACGCAGGTGTATCAAATACTGATATAGTTAGATACGTCATAGAAGATGGAGATAACTTTGAGATAGGATCTGGTACATATACAGCATCAGGTACAACACTATCTAGGACTGTAAGTGAAAGTAGTAACTCAGGTTCAGCTATAAACTTAAGCGGATCAGCAGTTGTCTTTATTACAGCCACATCAGAAGACTTAGCACTAGACGAAGACTACGGGGTTATAACAGGTGCAGCAGGTTCAGTAGATGACTACGGAGCATTAGCATAATGGCAAAACAGGTCCAATTCCGTAGGGGTACAACTACAGAACACAATAGCTTTACAGGCGCTATAGGTGAGATAACAGTAGACACAACAAAGAATACTGTTGTTATCCATGATGGATCTACGGCAGGTGGCTTTCCTGCAGTAACTTCTCTTGCTGATTTAAGTGTCACTGCAAGCTCAACAGAGCTAAACTACGTCACTAATGTAACAAGCCCAATTCAAACTCAGTTAGATGCAAAAGCATCTACAGGTAAATCAATAGCTATGTCCATAGTATTTGGATAGCAGGTAAATAAATGGTAGGCTTCTCCCCATTAGCCTCTAGTCCTTTAGGCGATGATGGGGGCATAGTCAACATAGAGCTAACGGCAAGTAACATTGCTGCTCAAGCTCCCTCAGTAGCTAACGCTTCGCTTACCCAAGTCCACGACTTAACACCGTCAGATATTCTTACAGGTAATTCTGTTGTATCTGACTTGGCAATGTCAGAAGCAGAAACCTTCTCGACTACCGCCCTAGAAACAGATCCCCCCTCAGTTCCTAGTGTCACACTAGTACAAGATCACGATCTAGGAACAGTCAGCTTTGAATCTGGCAACCCTGTTTTAGCTACTCTAGCTATTACTCAAATCCATAGCCTGACACCCGATGGATTTACTGCAGGAACATCTCTAGTAGCTAATACTACGCTTACTGAGATTACTCCGTTAACTGCAGATAATTTACTAAGTGGCACTCCAAGCTTAGATAACACAAGCTTAACACAAGTCCACGACTTAACACCAAACTCTATTGTCACTCCAGTTCCTGACATAGATGCCGCTTCTGACCCAGACGCAATCCTCGCCCAAGAAACACAGGAAATACAACAAATGATTGGTGGTTGGACACGCAGAGCTTATGAAGTTCCTGACGGAAGGCTTGTCCAAGGTGAGCGTGAAATACAACAGACTTATGGAGACAAAGTCTCTATTGACCGTAAGGCAAAGTCTCTTGTTAAGTTT